CAAACCAGCCGACGTACCGAACGATTTCAGTGCGCTAGAGCCTAGCTTCGCTTGACCCAAACCAACGGCCATCAAGGGCAGATAGATTGGGTCAGTTAGGCCAGCAGCCATTTGGGCTACAATGCCGGCAGCACCCGCATCATTCAGAATCTTCCGGTCTTCAAGCTCCTGATCAATGGCCATTTTAATATTCATCGATTCTTGGCGACTTCTCGACTCTATAAATCTTTCCGCAAACGCCTCATATCCTGCAATGTCACCATCAAACGGGTCATACCCCTCCTCAGGTTCAGGAACATCACCAAGGCCAAACCCGCTAGCAGCAGCAGAAACAAAACTATTTTCTTGGCGAAATCCAGCGTTAAATGTTTCCATAACACTAGGCGCATCCTCTTGCAGTGCAACCTCTTGCTCTGGAATAGTGCGGGCGAAGCCTGTTTCTTGCTCTTCACTAATTAGCGGCATCATTTAACTCCAGGAAAGACTTACGTTTATCGTCTAGGAAAGGCCCTAGGTTCATCGCCTTTATCATTTGCTTAGCTTCTACCTTGTCAGCTTTACCCATGGCAACCATGGAGACAGTTGAATTAGCCAGTGCCGTCTTACCTTCCTCGGTAGCAAAGAATTCGTCCCGCTGATTAGGTGGTATGCGAGTAGGGCCTGCACCGGAAGCTAATGCGACAATCTTACGGCGTAATGACTTAGCCTTTCTGTTCATCAGTGTTTCGCGACGCTCTTTAGCGGTAGCCACCTTGTCAGGTTTGTCGACCAAGTCTTTATATTCATCCGTTTGTTTAAAGTCAGGCTTCCATCGTAGCGGTGACCCTGTTTTTTCGTCACGAACGATATCGATTATCCCACTATCATTAGTGGTGATTACCGGGTAGCTAGGCTGTTCACTTCGCGCCGTATTGAAATCAGACGTTATTGATGCACCAAGAAAGCCACCGTCTTCCATTTCCTCATTGAACTGATCGTCCATCCAGTCGTTATCAAACCCCTCAACAGAATAGAACGCCTCGGGGGCATTCTTCATAAACCGCTTTTCACCACCAACAGTAGTAGGGGCCCATGTCTTTCTGAGCGAGCCAAACGCAAGCTCCTTTGCTTGATCTGGATTGCCGTCAGTCAGTGTCATGAATTTCTCAAAAGCGACGTTGTAATCTGCCTGCATACCCGACGGTACGGGTGGCTCTTCGCCGAAAAATGGAATAGGCGAGGGATCGAAAGCATCGTCAACCTGATCTTTTAAAAAACCAGAAAGTTCCTTAACGACAGCCTGAGTTTCTATTCTTATCTTCTCTCGTTGCTGCTCGGTAATGCCGTACGTGTTTTTGCGGGCAATCTCTATGGCGGTCTCAGGATCAATACCAGAGCGCACAGCATCCGATATCTGTATCGCCGCTGCCCTTGATTCATCAGGGATATCGCGAAGAACATTAGCCGTATTGGGCATTTCCTGTAGGCGAGAAACTAAATCACCCATCACTTGGACTTGCTCGGGATTGCCAGAACGCATAGCCGCATTAATGCTACCAATAACCTGATTGGGCACTATCCCGGTATTTTTAATAAATTCGACATTATTATTAATGAGATCGTTGGTGCCCATGCCCGCCCATTGTTCCGATACTACAGAGTAGGCTGCGTTAACGTCCTTCCGGTCCTGGCTTCCCTTGGCTGGGTCAGCTGGCACGTTTGGGTCCATGTAAAGCATGCCGCGCTCGACGCTTAAATCTTGCTCTAACTGTTTGGCGTCCTGCTTCTCTTCTTGTTTTGCCCTGGCAAGCTTACGATTAAGCCGGGTTTGCTGGCCTGCAACATAGCTATCCCACTCATCAGTGGTAAATCCGCCTGGTATTTTCTTGCTCTTTTTCTCAAGCTCGTCGTAAGCAGCATCAAAACCCTGAGTATCAACAATGTCGTCAAAATCCTTGGTATGACCTTCCTCAACCATGCCTCGCTCGATAACACGCTTTTCTTCTGAGCCCTGGGCCGCTGTCATAAATCCAGCTTCAACACGCCCATCAATTGAGGCGAATGCAGCTAGTGCACTCTCAGCAGCGGCTTGCGGGTCACCGTTACGAACAAAGGACAAAGCGTCATTTGTAGCAGCTTCAACATGAAGGCCTGTTTCGATATTGTTTTCTTTGTGCGTTTTCTCTATTTCTTGAGTTTGAACACGAATACGGTTAGAGGATATAAGACTGTCCATAGAGTCTTGAACAGCTTGACGAGCAGAAGGGTCAATATTGTTTAGTGTCGATTTTCTATACGCTTCAATTGAGTCGTTAAACCCGGCTAGATTCGTTTGGTTTTCTGCTGAAATCTTAGCAATAGCTTCACGGTTGTCCCGGTCGATGCTGGCAACGTACGAAGATCGAAGGCCCTCGTTATATGCCTTTGCCTTTACGCTACCAAAAAACCGGTCTTTCTTAAATTCAGGGTCTTCGCCTCTAGTAAAGCTTGCCTGACCCTCAGCCATTGCCGATTGTGTAACCTGCTGCGCACGCACTTGAGACTGCTGTGCTGCAAACCCCTCAAGACGGTTGATTAATGAGCTTCTATCGTCCTGTATTGTTGGTGCCGCACCGATGTTAACCGTTTCTTTAAATCTCATTAACCCACCTGCGCTACGTTAGCAAGATTTTGCAGAAGGCCTAAGTTTGCACTCTGTCGGGTCATTCGTGATCTTGCTCTACCGGTAGATCTTTGAGCTAAAGATGTCAGCCCGCTCTGAAATTGATCTCGTTCAGTTGCCGTTTCTTCACGTCGTATCGAGTCATTAAGTATCGTCAATGGTGACCCTTCGAATGCAGCTACCCCAGCAGCCCCAGATCGCGCCATTTGCGAAGATATAGACGATGCTAGCCTATCCTTTCTGTCGGCCTCTCTTTGAGTGACAGCAAGGTCTGTTTGGTCAGCAGCTATTTTAGCCTGCTCCTCTTGAATGTTTGCTTGCGTTTGCTTCTCTGAATAAGCCAGTCCCGAACTTGCCAGAGTTAACGCTAACGGTGCAAAAGCCATCTTAAACCCCTACCTCAACGCCAATAGTCAATATAGTAGCATCAACCGGTGTATCCCTTGTAATAGTTACCGTAGCCTCTTTGTCCCAGCCCATCAACCATAAGCTATCCCGACCTGATGCTGGTGTTGGATTGTCGAACACATCAACAGCCATTGTTTTGTCGGCTATCCTCACGGTGTAGCCAAGTGAGTTTTTAATAATTATCCCCAATGAAAGGTAGTAATCTATTGATACCCTATTAACCTTTTTGGGCTCAGCAAAATTAGGACCATTCTGAAGTTGAACATTAAGCGGCATCGTTGTGATTATTGGGGTGAAATTAAGCCCAACCTCAGTCTCGGTATTACTTGAGTCAACGGTTACTGAGCCTCCAGAAACAACCGCTGTACCTTCGTATGTACCATCGCCAATAATATCTACCGTGTAGCCCTCTAAGTGATCAAGACCGTCAAAAACCCCATCTCCTGGTGTGGCTTTCTTTAAACCTAAGTCAGTGTTTACATCAGAGCTAGATTGTACTATATATGTGGATGAACCGCTTGCTATCAGAAAGAACAGGTTATCATCAACAACGGATACATCGATTATCGAGAAATCATCATCGTCAATAGTCCACAACGTAAAACCAGTAACGTCTTCAGCTCCCAGCGAGTTATAAACCAACACCGAACCATCGCTATTTACAAAATAAGCATAGTTAGCGTCAACCTCTTCACTACCGCGTGACGCGGCCATTCTCGTAGGGCTTACAACTAAATGAGATGCTAGCAGTGTAATCGAGTTTGAATTGTATATATTGCTAACATCCGGTGCCTGGGCGAACTCCCTGATAGCCTTTCCTGTGCGCTGAACATATAACGTACGGCCATCAATACTAATTGGCTTTATCTTCTTTGAGCCAAAGTTCGTTTGTGGCGCAACCGCTATATTCTCGGGCGTAATAGGTGACGAGGGAACAAAGAATTCTTGCCCTGTTGTAAATACCTGAAGAGCTCTATTTGATATCATCCCCTGAATTGCATTTTGCTGGTCAGTGTCTAACGTGGCTTCAATGCCATCTCCGTCTCTAGCTCGGCCTAAGTTGAAGTTAAAGAAATCACCAACAACAGACCCCCACAAAGTTTGGCTTCTATCACCCGCATTGGCAAACCACAGCCTACCCTCATGGAATGTGCATACTTCAGGATAGCCCCTTGTGAGGCTCCATGTATCTTCCTTCCTTGATACGCCCGCTTGTGTTTCAACAACCGATATCTCAAATGCGGCGGTTTGAACATTAATAGCAGATCCCGCCATAACCTCCCAGTCGTTAGCCGATTCATCAGAGAATGTCACAACGTAGACGGTTATCGAGGTTGCCGATACTGATACGCCAGCGTTAGCGGTGTTAGGAAGGTCAAGTAGCGCTTTCTCTATTGAGCTAGCGTTTGATGTCTGACTATTACCGTAAACAATGTCCTCTGTGATAATGCCGTCCAGGCTTAACCTAAACCGGTCAGAGGTGTTTGCGTCGGCGAATGTTAACGTCTGTATATTGCTTGTAGGAGTAGGGCTAAAAGCATCATTAAAATCATATTGAGGTATATTTGTTAATGATATTAGCGAGTCAGTCCATGTTGTGTCGTTGGTTCTGACGATCCTTCGGGGCCCAAAGTCAGGACTCGTTATAATGATCGTGTCAGCCGATTGAATAAAGTAAATGTTGGGTATTCTAGCCGCTGTGTAAATGGATGAAGAAAGGTAATTATCACCACTACCGTTAATGTCTGTCTGTAATTCGGTGCCGTTCTTAAATATATAAATGCGCTCATCAGCAAAAGCTAGCAAGTAAGAAACGTCCACAGAAAACTGGAATTCGAATATTCGATAAACTTGGACGTCATTATCGTCAATAAGCTTGGTTCCAGGCCGCCACGACACGCCACCTTGGACCTGGTTAACCACGTTCCTAGCGCGACTAAGCCCATTGTAGTAAACTGACAGGTCTTGCCGACCTACAAGCTTAGGGTCAAGCTCGCCTTGGGAAAAGTTGCTCTGTATATTCCATACTTTCGGCATTAGAAGTTACCAAAGAAATCATGGCCGTATCTGACATCAGTAAAAGGACTGTCAACGATAGGCACGGGAGGGTGATTTTTGGCATCGGCGGCCATAGCTACTCCTAACTCCTCTCTGTATTTTGCTTCGTATAACTGGTTCTTTTGTGTGTCGTTGGTTATGGATATGGCAAAGTCAGCAGCTAATTTGTACTGCAATGCCTGAACAAAGTACTCGGGGAGTCTGACATCCTCAACCCGATAAGCATAGTCGATAGCAAGCTCTTCGACATTGGCAAATACATTGTCTTCGAATATTTGATAGTTGCACCTCGGAATAACACGAAATAACGTAATAAGATCAGTTGGCACCTGAAACGCATATTTCCACGTGTTTAGGGGTTCAGCAGTTAACCGGGCCAAGCTTCGTTGCTTAATTGAGAAGCGCCAAGTTGTTGTGCTTAGGAGGTACTTGAGTGTTGTTTCGTAGAGTGCTGATCCTACTGTCGCGCCTGCACCCTGGTCGGCGTCTAGGCTGGATATGGAATTATGCCCTACTAAGAGCAACGCATTTGAAATAATATCGATCTTAGAGGGCATAGATAAACAGAGAGGCTTTCACCCCTCCACCTTTAGGCTGATGTAATGCTTTCGTTTACGGTATAAGTGCTTCCTGACACAGAAATATCTGACATACCAAAACCATCACTGCCAAATATCAATATGATATCACCATCCACAACACCCGCATCAGCGGAGCTGTCGAAGTAACCAGAGGCCCGGATAGCTGCAAGTGTCGCAGCTTCCTTGTATGACCAAAATTTACCAGCATTGGAGTTGCTGCCTGAAATTAACGCTAAATTATCTACTGAATAAGCCATTATATAGCCTCCTTATACTGTGTAGTTAACACGGATTATGCCAGAATTCTCACGAATAACTGAACCTGAGCGAAGCATACCGTTAGTGAGCCATGATGTTTTTACTGGAACCCAATCAATCTTGGACATCATGTCGATATTACCAACAGCATAGCCGATAGCGTCTTTATGCCAAGCAAATGCGCGCTGATCAGTAACAACTGGAAGACCACCCTCAACACGAGAGCCCAATACCTTCCACTTCATTCCCATCCATGTATCAAACTCGCCAGAAACAAGCGCCTTGACAGTGTTAAAGTCTGTCGAGGTTACCGTGTTATCAGAAAGCAAATCACTCAGGCCTTTAGCCGTAACAGCGATGTACTTTTCGCCATCTTCAATTTCTAAATCCTGAAATCGCTCATTGATCTCGCGAACCTTAGCCATCGTAAGGCCAGCAGTGCCAGTAACAATATCAAGGCCTGTATCAGCATCACCGGTAGTCGGTGACGTGCTATAAGTTCCCGAATTCATGGCGTCGATAATCAACTGGTCTTCACGTCGACCCAAAGCTTTAGCGATACACTTGCCAAGCTCCGCCATTTCGTCAAAATTAACTTCATCTTTATCGAAGATGTCTGTGTACTCTGGAGCCAGCCAGCGCTCTAGATTGGCGGTTTGATGTGCGTAACCAACGTTCATTGGGGTTACTGAGGCTTGCGTTGCCTTTTGATTGGCAATGCCTTGACCCATTCGCTGGAATCGGTATGTGTCACCGCGTACTCCAGTACGGATACTAACGCAATTTCGAAGTCGTGCTCGGGCTTGGTATTGCTGTTTAACGATGCCGTCAAACTGCGTGACGGTTACTGCATCTAAATTGATAGACATTAGTCTAATCCTCTTTTCGGTTTGTGTTAACCGTGTGGCCAAATAGGGACGGTTACGCACAGAAATATGTGGTGTAAAAGTCTAACTATTCGGCTCAAAAGAGGTATCGAACTGTTACAGTATAACAACTCTATTGTAGAGTGTAAAATAACCTAATTAACGTCTGCCAACAGTAACGTGGTGCTCCCCCTCACCTACAACCTGGGCGTAAAGCTTGTTCACTTTATCTCGGTATTCCTTGTTGTTCATCTTAGGTGCGCCAAACTCATCCTTAGCGTTGGTCATGGCAGAAAGCTCAGCTCTAGATACGGATGGGGCTGGCGTCGATTCCTGAGCTTGTGGCGCGTTACGCGTCTTAGCAATAATCGATTCCATTGCCTGCACCGAGGCAGCAGAGTTAAGCATGTCGCCTAATGCCTTTCCTGTCTCAGCATCCAGATTGTATTTGCCCCAGTCCTGTATGTTAGTCAGTCTGCGCTCAGCATTGTCGCCAAGGATCTTCATTTCCTCTTCGCGAACACCCTTCATAGCCTCAACATCGGCAAGCTGTGACTTGAAATACATCTCTGTCAGCTTGTTAAATCCGTCGTTGTTTATGCCCATGTCCTTAGCTACATCTTTGAAGTCCTGAAGGAGAGGATCGTCCTTGTACTCTTCGAGATCGATATGCTCTTTCATTGCGTCGGGTAATGACATCTCGTATTCTTCAGGCGCACCAGTAAAGGCTCCAAATTTACTTTGCAGCTCGCCATAACCTTTAGCTTGCTCGAAAGCGGACTGTTCAATGGTCTTGCCATCAGCCTTGTACTTGTCTAGCACGAAACTAAAGTCAGGCTCCGATGACTCAGGTGGTTTAGCCATTCCAGCTACTACATCTGCGTTACTTGGCGTTTCTGGTACTGCGTCGGGCGTAGGGTCTACGGTATCCGTCATTATTATGATTCCTCATGTGTTTTGATTGAATTGATAATATATCTAACAAAGCGCTTCTCGCCTTCATTCATGCCTATCTCAAGTAGGCCCATGCCAGGACCGGCTGAAGGGCTATCCATTAGTAAGTCACGCCATTTATTTATTAGTTTCTTTCCGGGCTCAGTAGAAAAAACGGCGAATACCAAAGATGATTCGAGAAGGGCCTGTTTCTTGGCCTCCTCTCTGTACTCATTAGCCTCGTCGTCCCACTGGTCTA